TTTTGGATGTTGTCGGTTGCACCGGTAAAGATGCCGTTCTGTCCGATGCCGGCGAACCTGCCGCCTGTATTGGCTGCGGGGGCGGAGGTTTGGGCGGGTGGAGGAGGGGTGGTGTTGGGGGGGGTCCGCGCCAGGACCCGCTGGACGAAATGTTACTTACCTGCCGTTTCCACCTGGAACCCCAGCTTCACTTCAACATAGCGTGCGTACCCGAACGGGCGCACCTTCAGCGTGAGTTCCACTTTCGACGTGGCCAGCACGTTCTGCTTCGGGTCGATGTAGGCCTTGCAGCCCGCACCGTCGGCATCTGCGGAGAGTTCGCCCTGCGCCGTCATGGCGCGGTTTACGGCATTCTCCATCATCTGCTGCCACGCAACTATGATACCGTGCTGCAATGTGCCGTCCTCGTTCACGGGCAGTTCGTCGAGCATCAGGTCTAGCAGCGCGGCATAGGCGATGCGGTAGGCCTTGTCGATGGTGCGCCGCGCGGTGATGTGCGCGTAGTCGTCGGTGGGGACGCAGGCCAGGCGGTCGTCGGTGAAGAAGTAACCGGCCTTGCCCACATACTTGCGAGGGGTGATGTAGCCCGCATCGTACAGGTCGCTCACGGCCGAGGCGTTCTCTTCCACCGGCTTGTCGCCGATGTACATGGCGATGGGCTTCAATGCACCGTCCTTGACGCGGCCGATGTTGCGCTGCACGGGGATACTTGCCAGGCGGCCGGCCATTACGCCCACGGCCGCGCCCTCGGATGCCTTCACCGTGTCGCCGATGAGCACGCCCACGCGGTTGTAGGCCTCGCCGTGCAGGTCTTTCACCGCACCGCCCTTGTAGCCGCGCCCCTCGATGACGATGAAGAGCGGGGCGTAGAGCTGCGTCGTGGCCCATTCGGCCAGCTGCTGCGCCTTGGGCAAGGCGGTAAGGAGGTCGTCGTCAAGCCCGTTGGTGGTGAGGGTGGCCTCGCGGCCGTCGCCGGCCACGAAGATGCCGCGCAACGCACCGTTCTGCGCCGTGACGAGTTCCTTGATGACGCCCGTGTCCTTGTCGAGCAGCTCGGTGAAGGTCTTCGTCTTGTCCACTGGGAAGATGACGAGTTTCGTGCCCTCCTCGGCCTCGATATAGAACTCCTTCACGTGCTTATGCAGGCGGGGGTTGCTCTCGGGGGTAACGCCCAGCTTGGCCAACTCATCGAACGAATGCAGGGTGTAGGCCTTGTCCAGTTCCAACGTCTTGGCCACGGCCGTCGCGCCGCACACTAGGGCGAACAGGCCGTCGGGGCTTTCGCCCACGGTGCCCAACTGGCCGTTTAAAAACTGAATCTTAATTCTTGGTAACATACGCCACTCCTTTCTTATTTAGCTGCTTCAGCGAGCAGGTAAATTCCTTTCTTGTCGTAACGGCGAACCGAGCCGCCTGTGCGGAGCAAGAACGAATAGATGTCGCCATAATACATCGGATTGTTCGTCGAATCGAACATCTTCACCTCGCCCATCGCACGGCTCACCGACTTGTCGTGCCAAGCCAGCGCAGCGGCCATCTCTCCCGCAACGGCCTCCTGATCCCAACCCAAGAGGCTCTTGTCAGTCTTCACGCGCAGAACCTGGCTGCGTGTCATGACGTTCAAGCCCCAGAGATTGCCGACTATGCCGCGCTGCACGTCGGCGGAGTTTTGGAACATCCACTTATCCGATTCCGAGAGGTTCTCAAGCAAATCGGCGTACATGTACGCATCGAGCAGGATGTGGCGTCCCTCCTTAGGAACGTTGTCAGCGTCCATGCGCGTCATGATCTTCAGCAAGTCAGCCTTGGTGATGCACTTGCGTTTTCCTGTCGCGGTCTCCGAAGTGTGTGCTTCGCGCTCCGCCGTACCCGTAGTGAATAACACATTTTTTGAGGGAACCCCAAGACCCCAGCGTTCCAAAATGTTCTCTTCCGCAGCGTTGCGCAGCTGTTCGCGATCATTGCTGATTATCGAGTTGCGCTTGTCATACGACAGTTCCACCGTGTCGATATTCGGAATGTAGATAGGATCGGTGGTCAGTTCGTCAATCTCATATTCCAGGTCGTGGTCGGTTCGCTGGTTCACCGATGCGGGCTTCACCGTACGGTTCTTCTGAACCTTCGACGGCGCGCCTGCGTTGGGGATGATCACCTTATGCGCATGGACGAACGCGGAGTCGTCTACCGATTTCGATGCAAAGCTGTTGTCGGGGTAGAAGTTCTCGACAAGCGTAGTCTGCCAGATACTGATATTCAATGCCATTCTATTGCTGTTTTAATGTTGTTATAATGTCGTCCTATTCCTTGTAGTCGAGGCCGAACTTCTCCTTGTACTTGGCCTTGAACGTCTCGAAGTCCGCATTGCGCAGCTCCGATAGCTTGCCGGCCTTGTCCAGCTCGTCCCAGCTTTTGCCGGCCAAATTGGCAGGCGAACCGGTCTCATCCCGGAGTTCGTCTACTATGCGGCGGAAGGGACGTGCCTTCATGCTCGCAAGCAACTTCTCCGTGTTCCCGCGGTCGGTTTTCATCAATGCCATAAAGGATTCCTTCTGCTCGGCGGTGATGCGACGTTCGGCAATCGCCTTGTCGATGATGGCGACAATTTCCTTGTCCTCCACATCCTGCAGCTTCTTCTTGTAGCCCTCCACGGCTTGCGCCAGGGCATCGGCCTTGGCGGCCTTGTTCTCCAAATCGCGAACATGCGCGAGTACGGCATTCTCGTCGGCCAAGTTGGCGAACGAGGGGATGCCACTCTTCAAAGATTCTAATAATGCCATTTCATTCTCATTGTTTTGTGGCTGAACTTGCAGCCGGTTGTTAAAATAGGTGTACAGGTCGTCCGCCGTCTTGGCCTCCACCTGTTCGCCATCCATATCGTATATGCCGTCAACGAGCTTCATTTCCAAAGCCTCGTTGGCATTCAGCCAATGGTCCTTTTCGTCGAAATACTTCGCGAGTACCTCTTCCTTATCCATCCCACACCGCCCGGCTATCATCGCCGCAAGGTCGCCTTGAAGAACTTCCATCTGTTCGGCCATGCTTCGAAGGTCGGATGCGTTGCCCCATGCGCCGCCGCTTACCGAATGCAACATCAGCTTGGCATAGGGCGACATGTACAAGGGCTTACCGCAAAGGGCGATGATGCCCGCGATGCTTGCCGCCACGCCGTCAATATAGACGGTAATGTCCGCCTTGCTCGTGCGCAGCGCGTTGTATATGGCGATACCGCTGAATACGTCACCGCCGCGGCTGTTGATACGAACGTCGATTTTGGAGTACTGTGATTGCAAGGCCATCAGTTCGGCCACCACGCGCCCACTGTCCACGCGCTGCCCGTCGCCCACGTCACCATATAAGAGTATGGCCACTTCACCGTCACTGGGAATTATGTTGAAAAATTTCTTTTGCACCGTATTTGATTTTTCGGCAAAATTAAACTGAAAAAACGAACCTAAAAAATCGAAAAAATATGGTGTAATATGGAATGTACACCATTGCAATTCAGGCGTATATGCCTAATTTGTAATTTCACCATTAATGAAAAAAGGGGGAAATTTGCATACAAAATAAGAAATGGATGGCAAAGACAAATATCGATAAGAAGAGCATTGCACGCTCACTCTTTTTGGACGGGAATTACACCCAGGAGGAGATTGCAGACAAGGTTGGCTCCACCCGCCAGACCGTCAGCCGATGGATACGTGAGGGCAACTGGGAGGAGGTGAAAGCATCAGTGGCCATCACCCCCGCGCAGATCATCTCACAATGGAACAGGCAGATAATAGAGGTCAACAACGCCATCGCCGCGCGTGACGAGGGACAACGCTACGCCACGCCCGCCGAAGCCGACGCGCTGGCCAAGCTGGCCAATGCCATAAACAAGTTGCAGAACGATGTCGGCGTGAGCGACTGCGTGTCCGTGGGCATGCGTTTCCTAACATGGCTGCGCCCGCTGGACGTCGAGGCGGCCAAGCAGTTCAACAACCTCTTCGACGCATTCATTAAAGACCAGACCACACGCGGATGAAAGCAAAACATACGGACAAGCAAGCATTGGAGCTGTGGCGCAGGTTTCATGAAGGGCTGGCCAAGGACGTGCCGGTGGACGATGGCCTGTCACGCCACGAGATAGACCGCCGGCGTAAGGAGTTGGAACGCGACCCCGTGGAGTGGATACGCTATTTTTTCCCAGCCTATGCCAAGTACGAGTTCGCCCCATTCCATATTAAGGCCATACGGCGTATCATAGCCAATGACGAATGGTACGAGGTGCTGTCGTGGAGCCGCGAGCTGGCCAAGAGCACCGTGGTGATGTTCGTGCTGATGTACCTTACGCTAACCAAACGCAAGCGGTTCGTAGCATTGGCCGCGGCCACCATCGATGCGGCCGAACGCCTGCTCGCACCTTACAAGGCCAATTTTGAGAAGAACCCGCGCCTGATGCAGTTTTACGGCAAACAGGAAACCATCGGGGCGTGGACAAACACGGAATTCGCTTGCGCATGCGGGGCGAAGTTCATCGCCCTGGGTGCAGGCTCTGCGCCGCGTGGTATGCGCAACGAGGCCATACGCCCCGACGTGTTGTACTTCGATGATTATGACACCGACGAAGACTGCCGAAACCCCGTCACGCTTGACAAGAAGTGGCAGTGGGCCGAGCGGGCACTTTACCCGACGCGCTCCATCTCGGAACCCACGTTGGTGCTGTGGTGCGGAAATATTATCGCTAAGGACTGCTGCATAACGCGCGCTGGGGCACTGGCCAATAGTTGGGATGTGGTAAATATACGCGACAAGCATGGTCGCAGCACTTGGCCACAGAAGAATACCGAGGAACAGATAGACCGAAGCCTCTCGAAGATCTCGGTGCGCGCCCAGCAGGGCGAGTACTTCAACAACCCCGTGGCCGAGGGCAAGATATTCAAGAACCTGCCCTGGGGCAAGGTGCCGCCATTGAAGAAATTCCGTTTCCTTATCGGCTACGGCGACCCAGCCTATTCCGACAGCCGCAAGAAGGCGAGCAGCACCAAGGCCTTGTGGCTGGTGGGAAAGTACAAGGGCGTGTATTACGTAATTAAGGGCTTTCTCGCTCGCGAGACCAACGCCAACTTCATAGGCTGGTACTTTGAGTTGGACAAGTATGTGGGTGGAAAAACCAACGTGTACTGGTATCTCGAGAACAACAAGCTGCAAGACCCATTTTATCAACAGGTGTTCAAGCCCCTGCTGCGCGACGAGTGCGCCAAGCGCAAGGTGCAGCTCTTCATTCGCGAGGACACGCGCAAGAAGACGGACAAGGCAACGCGCATCGAGGCCAACCTGGAGCCGCTCGACCGTCTGGGCACGTGGGTTTTCAATGAGGAAGAAAAGGACAACCCCCACATGCAGGAGCTGATGAACCAGTTCAAGCTCTTCGAGCTCACCCTGCCTTACCCTGCCGACGGCCCCGACGCCGTGGAGGGCGGGGTGACGACGGTGGACCAGAAGACGGGCGAGCTGGAACCCACCTACACCATCGCGCTTAACGATGAGGATATGAATAAGGACAACCCATTTATGATGTAACATGAGCAATTTCATAGACATAACCGACTACGACGCGAGCATACATCGCGAGATACTGGACAGTCTGTTGCGCCAAGGCACGGCCGACTACGACCCGCAGATTGTGGAGATATGCGAGGACCGCGCCGTGCTGGAAATGCGGTCGTACTTGAACAAAAAGTACGACTGCGACAAGATTTTCTCCGCACGCGGCACCGACCGCCACGCCCTGGTGCTGATGTTCGCGCTGGACATCGCCATCTACCACATTTTCTGTCAACACAACCCCTACAAGATATCCAAGAGTAGGGAAGACCGCTACAACCGGGCGGTGGAGTGGCTCAAGGGCGTGATGCGCGGAGACGTGACCATCGACGGCGCACCGCTGCTGCCAGCCGAGGAGATTGAGGACAAGAGCCGATGGCAGATAAAGGCCGACGAAGTGCGCCCCACGCTCTTATAAACGGACAATCAAAAGGATTACAAGATGAAGACATTGAAACAAAGGCGCGCACAAGGCCGCCGAATAACGCAGGGTGGGATGCTCGCCGCACCTGGAGAACGTCAGCCCGACGTGGTGCTGCAGATGCCCGAGCTGTTCCACTTCAATTTGCAGCACTACATGAATGCCGTCACCTCGGCGCGCGGCATCGATTACAGCAACCGCGTGCGCCTGTACGACATGTACGAGAGCGCGAACTTCGACCTCCACCTCACGGGCGTGATGGCCAAACGGCTGCGTGGAGTGACGCAGATACCCATCGAATTTCAGCGCGATGGGAAACCCGACGAGGAGATAAACAGGCAACTCCGCTCGCCCTGGTTCAAGGAGCTGCGCAAGGAACTCATACTATCCGAGTTCTGGGGATTCACCCTCGTACAGTTTCGGATGGAAGAAGACGACGGCAATATCCGATTTGACAGCATCAGCCGCAAGAACTACGACCCCATCCGCGGCTTGGTGCTTCGCCACCAGGGCGACATCAGTGGAGTGCCCGTCGAGGAGTACGGCCACACGCTGTTCGTGGGCAGCGAGCGCGGACTGGGCATATTCGCCGAGATTCTGCCCGCCGTGCTGTACAAGAAGGGCAACATGGGCGACTGGGCCCGTTTCTGCAACATTTTCGGCATGCCCATACGCGAGTACACCTATGATGCCGGCGACGAAGAGGCACGCCGCACGCTCATCCGCGAGGCGCGACAACAGGGAACCAATGCCGTCTACATCCATCCGAAGGACAGCGACCTGAACCTAATCGAGGCGGGCAACAAGACCGGCAGCAGCGAGCTGTACCGCACCTTTGCTGAATATTGGGACAGCAAGATTAGCATCCGCGTGCTGGGCAACACCCTCACCACCGACGCCAAGAGTACCGGCACGCAGGCCCTTGGCACGATACATAAGGAGGAGGAGGACGAGATGAACGCCGACGACCGCGATTTCATCCTCGACATTCTCAATTATCAGATGCGCGACATCTTCGCACAACTCGGTTTCAACACCGATGGAGGCGAGTTCGTGTACGCCAAAAAAGAGAAGGTGGACACCGCGCAGCAGATTGACATCGTGCAGAAACTGTCCAACATGGGGCTCCCCATCGACGACGACTATTTGTATGAAACTTTCGGCGTTGCCAAACCCGAGAACTACAACGAGCTTAAAGCGAAGAAGGAAGAGGAACGTACGGCCTTGCGCCAGCAGCTTGCCCAGCAGGGCGAAGAACCCACGCCGCCCGAACCGCACACCCGCACCGCCCCACAGAACGCCCTGCGCCGTTTTTTCGGCCTAGCCCCGAGGCCCATCGGGGCGGACAACGACTTCTAATCGACAACCTCTACTACGGTGGTGGGCGGTGCGCATGCCACGCGCATTTCCACAACGCCGAAGGCGGCGTGGAGGTTTCGGCCGACCTGCTGGGCGACTTCCTGCACACCATTTACGAGGGTTTCGACACGTCAAACGAAATCGAGCCGAAGATGTGGCGCGCTCTGCAACGAACCATGAACGAGGCGGCAGCCGAGGGACTGGCACGCGGCGACTACCAACCGCGACACAACGACCGTTTCCTCGATGCCATGCGCCACGGTAACGAGGTCTTTGCAGCCTTCAAGGTGCACGCGATGGGCAAGGCGATGGCGGAGAAACTTCGCGATGCGGGCGGCAATATAAAACCATTCGAACAATGGTCGAACGACGTTCGGACGATAGCCTCACACCATACGGGCGCGTGGCTGCGTACCGAATACAATACGGCCGTGCTGCGCGCACATGCCGCGGCCGACTGGCAGGAGTTCGTTGAGAACCGCGACATCTTCCCCAACCTACGTTGGATGCCCACCACGTCGCCCGATGCCGAGGCCTCGCACCGCTCATATTGGGAAAAGAAACTCACCTTGCCAATCGAGCATCCGTTTTGGGAAAAGCACCACCCGCAAGACCGTTGGAACTGCAAGTGCATGCTCGAAGCAACGGACGACCCCGCCACGCCTGCCGACGTGGTGGAGGACATGCCCGCACCGCAGCCGCAGCGCGGATTGGACAACAACCCCGGCAAGGACGGCCATTTGATAAACGACACGCACCCGTACTTCCCCAAGAGTTGCGCCAGATGCCCGTTCCATAAGCCCAAAGGGATAGGGGCGAAGCTTTGCGCCGTATTCTCGAACCAAAAGAAAGATTGCTTTAATTGTCGTTACATAGATAAGGTGCTGCCAACGGGCCACAATGGAAGTATCACAAAGTACGACAAAAAAGAGTGGGAATACACGTACACTTCAAAAAACGGCTTCGTCGTTACGCAAAAAGAAAGAGTTAAAGAATCGGAGAAGAGCCCACAGGAGAAAGAAAAATATGAAAAAGAAAAGAATATGTGTAAAGTGATTGCGGACAATGGTCATATAGTGGAGCATCTTTCCGACAAAAAAGGGAGCGGGCAGACCTACGACATTACGATTGATGGAACGCCGGCTGACTTAAAATGTATCACCGGAGGAGCTGGCAATATAGTCAAGTATGCAACAAAAGCACTGAGAAAGCAAGGGGGCAAAGCTGTTGTGTTCCAAATTCCGTCTCATGCGCAAGAATACTACAAGGCCTTTAATGATGCGAAAAACAAGCTTGAACACGAGGGAAAAATATACTTCTACATTGCCGAGGAGAAGATATTGAAAGAAATAAAATAAGGCCGCTGATAAGCGACCTTGGCTGGTACAGGGTTTTTGAGGCCCCATCCCTCATCATTTCTGATGCATTGCAAAGATACAACTTTATTCGTTACCACCAAAAAAAAATAACAAGAAAAATAATGGACGCCAAACAAATAGCCGACATCATCGCCCGCGCCCCACAGCAGGTGGAGCAGGCCATGCGCTCCTACATCCCCCGCAAGGCGGCCGTCATCGCCAAGAACCACTTTCGGCAGAACTTTCGCGATGGTGGTTTCACCAATGGCGGGCTGCACCCCTGGAAGAAGGCAAGGCGACAAGAGGCGGGCTCGCCGTACAAGCCGCTGACCTCGGCCACCGACAACCTGATGCGCAGCATAGATGCCGTGGCCATGCCCGGCGCGGTAATGGTTACCAACCCGCGGCCCTATGCCACCATCCACAACGAGGGTGGGAACATCGGCATAACACCCAAAATGCGCCGCTATGCCTGGCACATGGTGTATTCGCTGGCCAAGGTTAAAAAAGGCGAGAAAATTCCGAAAGAACTGCCGCCAATGGCGCAGGCGTGGCGCGCAATGGCCCTGACGAGAAAGACGGCCATACACATTCCGCGCCGTCAGTTCATCGGCACGAGCCACGAACTTAACGTTAAGATACGTAAGATGATACTCAACACGCTAATTGAAATAGGAAATGGAATCGATTCTCGTTAACATGATAGATCACATAGCACGTGCCCTGCCTTGGGCACGCACCGTGGACGAAGACTACGGACAGCTGGAGGCACTCGACAACGAACAGCTGGACATGTATCCGCTCACTTTCCCCGCCGTGCTCATCGACATGCCCGGCACGGAATGGAACGACACAGGCGACATCGCACAGCGCGGAACATGCGAGGTACGCGTGCGTCTCATACTCGATTGCTATGATGACACGCACGCTGGCAGCCAGACTACAGAAAGGATAATGCAGCGCGAGGAAAAAAGAAAGGCCCTGCACGCGCTGTTGCAGGGCTGTCGGCCATCGGGCGAGGGGGCGTTGATACGCACGCGCTCGCGCTTTTTCACGTTCAACCACGGCATCAAGGTGTACGAGGAGACTTATACATGTGCCATCGCCGAATCTACTCGGGAAACAGCGACAATTGCGCGCACGACTCTCTCCGTGCGGTTGAAGACCTGAACCCCTGACGCCGACTCTTCTCCACGGCCTTCCCGTCTACCGTCGCCCCCTCCATCAGCATGCGGCGCACGATGCGCAGCGTGGTGGCCTCGGCAAGGAAGAACTCCTCGTTCGAGAGTTTCGCGATAGTGTCATCGAAGCGAAGCCTTTTAACTTCGCTCCAATAGTAGAACCGCTCGAAAAGCTTGCGGTCGCGTTCCAAAATAAGATCCTTGTTTCTCCCTCTTGCCATAATCGTTGTGCGCGTTAACAATAATATGCAAAATTACGGAAAAGTCCCCGCAACGGCAAGCGTTGCAGGGACTTTTTTACATTCAGGTTATAATGCAGTTACATTCTGCAGAAACTAGGCTCAATCTTTCGCCAAACTCCAACATCGTCGCGGCGGTGGAAGTAGAAGTTCTGCGCGTTGCGTTGCACAACATTACTTTCTTTGAAGAGCTGCATAATCTCGGCATACTCTTGGTCGAACCTGCTCTCCAAGTCGTACAGTTTCGATATGCTCTTATAATCGAGGTCGCCGCTCTTGTTTCGTTCCAGCAACGTCATGGCAAGCTGGTACATCGGATCGTCCGTTCCCTTCTCGGTCTGCGACACATAGCGTTTCAGGTAGTCCACCAAGCGTTCTGCTGCCATGTCGGCGCGCTCGTCAAAGCCCTTCACATTGTTTGCAGCCACCGTCATGCGGAAGTCTCCCACCGTCATGGTGAAGCCGTTTTGGCTCTCGCTGCGCAGCTGACCGTACTCGGCCATCACGTCGCGGAAGGCGCGGCACTCGTTTTCCAGCCACTCACGGAACTCGGTAACGGCCGTCACCACATCGTTCAGCCGTGCCTGCACGTCTTGCGCAAACTTCTCGCGCAGCTCCTCGTAGGCCTGTCGGCGGTTGTTCTTCTCCTCATTGGCCTCGTTCTGCAGCGTGGCCAGCAATTCCTTCTTCTCCTCGGGCGATAAGCCCTCAAGCATTTCCTTTTTCATTGTTCTTGTTGTTTTTGTTGTTAATTGTAAACTTGTATTTCACTTTCAGCGTTGGTTGTGCCGCATTTTGGGTCTCGGCTTTCAGTCCGCCCTTGCGCTTGATGGCGCGCAGCTTTACGGCCAGGTCTTCGAGTTCGTCGACCGAAATGCGGCAAAAGCGCTTGCCCATGATGCGCGGATGCAGACAGAAGGCGTCCACGCAAGGCCATTGGGTGGTGTCCACGCCAAGCTGTTGCATAAGTTTGAGCACAGAACTGCGCCGCTTTTTCTGCTCGCGCGAAACTTCGTCATCGTCTACAACGCGTTTCATGTCGCGCAGCATCACGCGGTACTCGTCGGGGTGCATCTGCCCGAGGTGGTCGGTACGTCCCTTGGTGTACTGGTACACGAGCGTCTGCTTGTCGGCGTAGGGCATGCGCGAGAGCAGCGCGTAGAACTGGCGGTAATTGAATTCGGGGGGCATGGTTCTTGCTTTTATGGTTCTTTAATGCATCTGTCTCTTAGCCCACATCTGTTCTTCCCTAAATTCGGTATAGTTTAGTCGTGCCCGTGCAAGGCTGGAGGTAAGACTTTTAGCCAGGTCGGACGCCTCCAATAGCGGCATGCCGTCCATTGAGAGGTAGGTCGTGCCATTGTGTTCCATCAGCTGCAGGCGTTGTCGTGCCTCGTGGTCGAGCCGTTTCACCCATCGTGTCTCAATTGCTTGTGCGCGACGTTCGTGCCATACTTGCATCCGCGCCATTATTGTTTCGATTATCTGTTTCATTGTCTTGATTTTAAAATAAACTTAATTGGTCCCCCGGCTGTCGGACAATCTCCAGCCAAAAGTCGGGACTGGTTATGCTATGGAGCGTCTGCGGGTCGATGTCGTTGAACCAGTGCAGCCCATCGTCATGCCATTTCAGTGGAGAGCGCACCAAACGCGCCGAGATGTGGCAGTGAACAGGCCTTGGCGTTTCGGGCTTTCCCGTAAGCCACGACGGGCGTGGACAGCGACAATCGTCAATTATTCCGACAACCTCGTAAAGCCTGTCAACATAACACGACTCGTGGCCAACCCAATGCACCATGAATTTATCTCCCTTGTGTACCATTCTGTTTCTCTGTTGGATAAAACCTAATTCCCATCTTCTCTGCCCGCTGCTCCAATATGGCCGACCTGCGCGTGTCGGTGGCTATCGTGGCATCCGACGATGCGTGGGGCACCACGTAACCACGTTTGCGAAGCTCGTGGCGCAGGTATATTTTCGCTTTTGGTGCCTTAACCACACGCAGGGCCGTCTTCTGTTCCAGCCCGAAGGCCACGCGGCGGCGTTCGGCCATCACCATGCGCTTGCGTGTCTCCGCGCTCCGTCGGTACATTTCGGAGAGAGCTTCCGCCGACAGTCGGTCCTTATTTCCCATGCCGGGCTTGAACCGGTAGGCCTTGCCGTATTTCAGAAGATTGGCCTTGCCTGCATTACCCTGCCCGCGGTTGGCTCGTACGGCGTGATCAACGGCATTGGCCTGCATCGCGCGTGCGAACTCCGCACTCTTCTCCAAACCCATTCCGCGTGCCAGCCGCACGGCAGTTCGCCGCGACACCCCGAGGTGGCGGGCCACCTCCTCGTTCTTCGTATGGGCGAAGTGCTCTTCCATCCACGCCCGCTCCTCGTCCGTGAGCGTCATCTTTCCCCACTTCCCGCGTATCATGGCTTGTGCGTTTCAAACATCACCTCTATTCCGCAGCTGCTGGCCACGTCCAGTTCCAGCTTTGCCCCTTTGCTAAACTCCCATCCGCGCAGCATGTATATGCGGCCGCATTGCAGCAGCATGCCGATGTCCACGCGCATGTGGCGTCGCCAATCTTCACTGTCGGGCAGTCCGTTCTCGAAGGGGTTGACCGGGGTAAAACCTTCCTCTCTCAACTTATGGGCAGCTGCTGCAAATGCCGCCTTGCGCTCGTCGATGTCGTGGTGCGCTATGGCGCCGCTGATGTAGATCTTGTTGTTCATCTTCTTCTTATTTAAATATTGTTGAATTCGTTCTGATGTGTCATTAAACGCTGGAAAGCCCCGTATCATACGGCTCATTCCACTATCTGAACAAAGCGTAATATCGACGCTTATGTTTTCCTCCTGCTCCGGCAGGTCGGCAATTACCCTTTCCAGGTATTCCTTCAGTTCGGCAGATGTCATTGTCTTGTCCTGTTCACGATGAACGATGTTGTATAGTATCTTTCCCATAACTCCTTTATTTAATTGTTAATTCCATGTGCGCGGCAAGGCTATTCACTCCCCTCTCCCCGTGGAGAGGGGCTGGGGGGGAGGCTTCCATTCCCGTATCTTACCGCCCCCTCTTCCCACACCACGAAGCCTTGCCCGTGATGTTCATTTTCACGCCCCATACAGAGCGCAACAAAGCCCGATACGCGCACCTTAACGCCGGCAATGTAACGGAGGCTCACCGCATGTATGCCCATCGGCGCACTCTTATGCTCTTGCGAGATGTAGATGAAGGTTTTCTGAGGAAAGCGGCTGCGCAACTCCATAGCCTCGGCGTATGTCCACTTTGCCACTTGAAAGCTGTCAACGATAATGAAACGCGGGCTCTTGTGCTTGGCCAACCGTGCCGTTAGTTTGTCTATGTCGGTGTCTTCCACAATGAGCAGCCGGCTGTTCACCTCTTCCATGTGGAAAAGTTGCAGGCGACGCTGGAATGACGGGCGTATGCCCTCCTCGCCGCTGACGTACAGCACACGGCCGTATTCGCACAGTTTCTTGGCCAGCTGCATCACGAACGAACTCTTGCCCTGGGCCGATGCGCCGCTGATGAACCACAGCTCATTGAGTGCGGGTTGGCCGAACACGCGTTGCCACTCGCCATCCCACGGCAAAGTCTTGTATCGTTTCTCGCCCACTTCGCGTGGGGTGTATGCTCTTGTCCTGACCATCAGTTTGCCCGTTTTAGTTTCTCTATCTCGGTATACACGCGCCGCAGCCCTCCGCCCGTGCGGCGTACGATGGCGGCGATGTCCGTGCCTGTCGGGGCGTTCACCTTGGCCACGATGCGGGCCTGTTCGGCTAGGAAGGCATCGCGCTCGCGCCCGTCGTCGGGCGTAACCTTCGAGTAGCGGTCGCCGTATCGGCTCAACATCTCGGTGTAGCCCACCTTCTTGCACTCGATGGACCGGTTTATCTTCTCCTTCAATCCGTCGGCACCCATCATGTACCAGGCGCAGGCGCGCTCGGTGGCGTTCCACAGGGCCTTCAATTCGAGGAAGGCCTCGTATTGCAGGTCGCCCGCCTCGTCTAGGATGATGAGGGGCTGCTCGATGGAGCGCAGGTAATACACCAGGTCGTCATACACGTCGGCATACCGTCCGCGGGCGTTAACGCCGAACTCGGCCGCTATCTTGCGCACCAGCTTAAGCTTGGTCTTCACCTGACTGCAATCGATGTACACGGAGTTGGCGTGGGTCTGTACATACAGGCGTGCGGTGAACGTCTTGCCGATGTTGGGCATGTCGCACAATATGCCGCTCGTGCCGCTCTGCTGGTAGAATTCCAGCTGTGCCATCACGAACTGGTATACCGGCGTGCGTGCAGCCTTCCACTCGATGCTGGCGCGCAGCTCAACGCCCAGTCTGCGCGCTATCGATATCCAGTTGGCATCGCTCAATGTGCGGTCGGTCTGGCCGTTCTTCAGCGCGCTATACACGCTCGTGCTAATTCCCAGGCTTGCGGCGTGCTTGGCATCGCTGGGGTAATTGGTGCGGTTGGCGGCCACGGCTGCCAATATCCGCTGTTTGGTGTCTTGTGTCATCATCGTTATTCTTTTTTATTTCTTAGTTGATGAGTTCTTAGTTGATTTCTTTCGGTGCATGTTCTAATGCCGTTATAATGGGGTTCTAATGTCGGGCTGCCCGACGTGTCTGACCAGTCTGACTTGCCTGACCAGTCGCGCATCACCTTTTTACGAGGCATCCACGCCCGCCCTGCTCCAGTCTTTTGCCATTATCGGGGGCAGCGGCAGCTCTTCCTCTGCCTGTGGTGTGGCCACTTCCAAGTCCTCCTCGTCTTCCACCGTCAGCTCTACCTTCGTCTTCATCACACCCACGCGCTGGATGGCGTTGTCGGCCACGTATTTCCTGAACCCGGCCACTTTCTTCTGCTGCTCGATGAACTTCACCACGTCTTCGTCCGTCTGTTCAGCCATCACGCGGTTGAAGGTCTCCACCCTTTCCACCTTATCTATATAGCGGTCGCCCTGGTAGAGGTACACGTCCGTCGGTAGCCCCTCTTCATCCGGCAGGTAATAGGCCGTCACTTTGTAGTTGTTCGGGGCGAGGCGTTCCAGTGCTGCGGTGTTGCTCAGCCACCAGTCTTCATGTGCCACGCGCACCGTAGAGTTCCTCCTTACGCTGGTCTCAACAGCCTCGCCGATATGCCGTGCCAACGTCCGTGCGTCGTATGGCAGCAGCGTGGGGTTCACGTTGGCCACCAGCACCTGCCATCGCGTCATGCTGGGATAGCGTTTCTGGTCGGGATGCAGCGTGTTGTTCCATTCGTTGCTATCGGCGCGGTCGTCGGCCACCAGCTCTTCCCAGGTGAAGTATTCGCGGTCTTCGTAGGTGTCGTTCCATTCGTCGCTCACCTTCTTGTATTCCTGTCTCCACTTGCCCTTGCCATAGAAGCGGCCGATGCCCGTGTGATTCTTGTGGATGATGCTGCGTTTCTTAGCCCCGTTCAGAGGCTCCGCGTACTTCTCTTGGGAGTTCTGCGGGGCGCAGAAATGTACGAAGGGAAAAACCTCGCCTGCCCGTAGGAAACCGTCGCGGTATTGGCTCATCAGATGGTTCTCCACCTCGATGCCTGCCGGTATGCCCCATCCGTGGCGAGCTATGGTGCGGAACGTGTCGCGGAAACAATCCACCACGAGGCTCTCGTCTTTCTTGCGGCCGTAGCTGGCACCCAGCACGCACTGGCTCACCACGTCGTAGGCGTAGTATGCGTGTACACGCTGCTTGGTGTCTTTCAGTTTGCGCGTCAGGTCCACGTCGTCCATCGTTATTTGCGAAAGCGAGAAACGGCCGGAGTGGCGATGCATGTGGGGCATCTGTTCGTGCATGAACGTGGTATAGGTGGATAGCGCATGTTCCACCATCAGCTTGTTCTTAGGTGCGTTCAGCACGTTGTTAATGGTGCCCTCGCTCAGCGTCTTCGGCTCACCGTTCTTCAGCGTAAAGTCGTCCGGGCAGAACAGTTCGCCAGTCTCGGGGTCGTACACCTCCAACTCGCCACACACAAAGCTCAGGTACATATCGTGCACGTTGCTGTTGAAGGGCTTGTTGGGCAGCACGGCCAACCCCAGTATCAGCCGCTCCGTCTTGTGGTCCACCTTCCGTGCACTCTGATTACCGAACTTGCCACTGATAAGACACGAATAGCCCTTTTTCTTGAACTCCGCCACCTTCTTGCGAAAGCGAAGAGTGGATGTGGGCAGCGTGTGCCCATACTCCTGTTTGAGTACGTCGATGGCCTCGGCCATCATGTCCCAGTCGTATGCCTCGCCCATCACCGTGTGCTGTGCCTTCGCGCTGTTGTAAAGGGCGACGGCCGCGCTTATCACGCCTGCGTTCACGGTGTACTCCCTCACGTGCCGCCGGGGCAGCTCAACGCCGCATTGCGCAGGGTCGGAGAAAAAGGCGTAGGCGCGCTGGTCGTAGTCGTAGTTCTCGCGCACCCAGTTCACAAGTCGCACGATGCGCAGGTTGGGGTAGGCGCGCTTCACGGCCTCCTTCATCGCAGCCGGCAGCGTGTCCACGGCCACAAGGGCGTAGTTGCCTAGGCCGCGGGCGGTGCGGGCGACGTCGAGCTTGCCCCTTGCCGCCTTCTGGCGATAGTTGGCCTCGCTGATTAGTCCCCGCTCCACCAGCTCCTTCGCAGGGATGCACAGCCGGCCTTCGTAATACTCTACCATAGCCATGCGCCTCCTTTATCTTAGCACCGTAACGCGTTCCGTGCCGTCCACCTTGGCGGCCAAGCGTTGCAGCTCCTCATAATCGTCTATCAGCCCGGGGCACTGCTCCTTCTTCACCAGGCGGCCGTTCTTCTCTATCGTAACCACCCCGTTGCGGAACACGGTCATTACGGTGCCGTGGGGGAAGAACTGCCGCATCGTGCCGTCGGCCAGGTGGATGGTCTCCATGTCCAGGCAGTCGTCGGCCACCGACACACCACCGTTCTTCATGGCCGATTCCCTGATGCGCTTGGCTGTGGGCGAGTTGCCGCGCCGTTCGTCGTACGTAAGTGCGTTGAACAAACTACGCTCCCCAGCCCCGAACTGTTTCATAAGTTTTTGCTTAACCTCGGCGGTTACCACTATCTTCCTTTTCATATCCTGCTCCTTTTTATGTTGTTTTCAATATTAAGCGTTGAGCCTATATCTCTTTGAGTGCGGCATCCAGCCACGGCTCCCCATTCAGCCCGTCTCTCTCATTCTCTGCCCCATTACCGATAAAGTCCAGCATCGACAGGTATTGCTTGCGCAGCTCGCGCTTGGCCTCCAAGGCGTTTACGTTGGCCAATCCCGATGCGCTCACGCTGTAACCTCTGGCACCCTCGGCCAAAAGCAGTTCCTTTATGCAGTCCGCATTTTGGCGCAGCCACTGGCGCACCTTGTCCAGGTCGCCGGTCAGCAGGCAGGCGTGCAGCCGGCCGTATTCGAACCGGCACATGTTCATCCTGTAAGCCTCTTCGGAATGCCAGCGGAAGAACCGCTCGTAGTCCACTTCCATCACGCCCTTTACCCTCTGCATCGTCGCGGTGATGGTTGCCAGCTTGCCCTCCACGTCTTTGGTGAGCATCGCCAGCTTGCTGTTTTGCCTTTCTGTATTCATATTCGTATCTCCTTTATTTGTTGTATTCGTAAATGTTGGGGCGTCTTTTCACGCCGTCGCAAACCATCAGCTTATATATGAGGTCCTTCACGTATTCCTCGGGGGCGGTGAAAACGATGCCCTGCTCGGGGTCGTAGCAGAACCGCACGCGGTCCGTCATCAGCCTTTGGGCCACCCTTCCCTTGAAGTCGTTCGTTGCCCATTCCTTTATCTCGATATTTCCGTTCATCTTCTTTAAGTTTTAAAATTTGTACAATCGCGCCTTTTTTCGTATCTTTGGCGCGTGTTCTATCTTGAACACGTTGCAAAGATACAATATTCTGTAATACTACGCAAGTAAATTAATAACTATTTTTCAAAATTCTGTATTATGGGAAGTAAGAATGATGTTTCAAATAGGTTTATAGAAGCTTACGAGCAGCTTCTTAATGATGGGTTAGTGCCTGATAAAAAGACTTTTGCCGCAAGCATTGGTGTAAGCCCATCTATGATAACCGAAATACACAAAGGTCGTAGCAGCGTTGGAACTACCGCTATTCAGAATATTGTATTAACCTACGGGGTTTCAGCTGAGTGGCTTCTTACTGGCGAAGGTGATATGTTGAAGTCTGATAAGCCCGAGAATGCCGTGGAGGTAGTACCTATCCACCAGTCCCACGGCACAGAGAAGAAAGAGGAATCGCAAGAGATATATCTTTACGACTTCAAAGCGGCGGCTGGCCTAAAATACTTGTTTGACAATAGTAAACAGAACATCATCGACACCATTAGAATACCGAACCAGCCCAAGTGCGATGGAGCAATACGTATATATGGCGACTCAATGGAACCACGACTAACAACAGGAGACATTATATTATATAAGCGGGCCCCGGTAGAACTTCAGAACATAATATATGGCGAAATGTACTTGCTTTCATACAATGTCGATGGTGATGATTATGTAGTGGTGAAGTACATCCGCAAGTCCGAACGCGGAGAGCCTTATATCACTCTCGCATCAGAGAACCCCGAACATGCAGACCGCGACATCGACTTCCGCTGTGTCAACGCCATCGCCCTTATCAAGGCCACCTTGCGCATACGTGTCAACAGTATGGCATAGACCACTCCCGACGCTCCTCCCTACCACCCCGACGCCCCCCCTTTTCTGCACCCCTCTACAAAATCGGAGTAGTTTTTTGCTAAATCCTTGATAATCAGACTTTGGAAAGTTATAGGCATAAAAAAAGAGGGTATCTAACTAGCCACCAATCTAACATATTTTGCCGCGAAAGTGAGAAAGTGGGTATCTAGCATATTATCAATACACCCCCCTAAAATCCCACTTTTGTCACTCCTAACTTTTAGTTTTGTCACTCCTAACTGTCACTCCTAATGTCACCCCTAACCCAAAAACGACCTAAAATCGACCCGAAAAGGCACAAAAAAGGCGGCCCGAAAGCCGCCCAATAGTCATACACACCAAAACACCCCTCTAATGGCGTTCTAATGCCCTAAAAACACCATTCCAAGCACTCATCCGCGACTGCAACCGATAAGCGTAGATTGCCGTATAACAGCGCGTTTATTGATGATTACGCCACCTCCCGACAACCCCGCGTGTAGCAGATAATTCTTTGTCACGCCCACCTGCTCGGGGGTGAATACGGTAAACACGGCCGACAAGCTGCTGAAATACCAATCTCGCCGCTTTACGCCATCAATCTGTTGCAACAAGTGCACATGTATAACCTTTGCCATATCATTTATAGTTTTGATATGCAAATATACCAAATAATACTTATATAGAACAATTGGACGATAATAAAACAACAAAACGCCAATAAAAAAAAGATGAAAATACCATCTGCTTTCACCCATAGCCTTGTCCCTTCACGCCTCTTAGATAAGCCCAAATGGCCCTAAATAAGCCCTAGAAATGCCCCAAAACCATCCCAATGTAACATTTCGCCCCATCAAACCCTACCATCCACCCCTCGCATGTAACACGAATGTCGCATCAATGTTACATTATATACGCTTCGTTTTTTTCCGCCCAATACCCTTTCATACCCCTAACCCTCTATCAATCAACGCTAATCACGATTTTACGGCATCCTCGTGTTATGTACGTTTCGTTTTATGCCCCGTACATGGGGCTATTGTTGACCTACAAAAGCAAATATTCCGTAGCCTTGGAATGCCATAATATAATGAACAAAGAAGTTTGGGACCAATTCCGCCAACCATTGGCAGGACGGACACTTCA